ACATCGATTATCATTTCGATTGTTCCGGAAAAGCTTCGAAACTTCTCCGTCAGGGTATTCGCTATCTTGTCACAGTAAATGTAAATTGCAGTGTACTTGGGCTCGACGCTCTTCTCAGCAATGTCGCTCGAGACATTGTCGGTGAAGAGATTGGTGGGCGGGACAGGCGGAACTGTCACCAGTTCCGATTGAGCCAACGCTGCTAGACTTGCATTCAGGCCATTCGGTGAGGCCAACAGTTCCTGAAGCCTCGATGTGGCCCTGCCAGCTATACTGAGCATCCGTTCAGCCTCGTTGCAGGAAGCGCGGTACCTGAGACAAATAGTTTGGCGCTTGTCCCGATGTTGGGCTTCGTCCCTGCACTAGGCCGGATGGTAACTGGAGCCATGCCTGATCTCTGCCAAGAGGAGTAGGATTTTGGAGGGTAATCGAGTTGATCGCCACACCAACATACACACTCCATGCCACGCCATTGGACGGTGCATTTATAGGTGTGACCTGTATCGAATTTTGATCCGGTGCATTGATCGAAGCGACCGGGCTGGCCATTCCTTCTTCACCCCGGGAATTCAGCCATGCCACCTGCGCGTAATACACGCTCGCGGCATGCGGTCCGCTTAAGAGGGCAATCTCAGGGCTGCCGGCGACCGCAACGGGATCCGACACAACGCCAATCCCCGTTTGGAATAACATGGCCGATGCCTGCTTGGCAAGACTTTGGTACTCTTTCCACTTGGCTGCGTATCTATCGTTAAGCTGGCTTCCGTAGGCGTCACGATAAACCAGTACCAGAGTGTGGAACGTGTGCCATAGCCGCAGTGGTGGCGTCACCACTATGTTTGGAAGTTGCAGGATACTGAGGGCCGTCGCTACGCTTCCCGGCCACCAGGTCGAGGGACTTGTGCGTGAAAGTGCCGAGCGAGAGAAGGCCGAAACGAGTTCAACGCCCAATTCCTCTTGCGCAAGAGATATTTTAGCCGATGCATCGATCCCTTCGTTACTGGCCACATCGAGGACTCCACTATCCTGTGCTGCCAGTTGATCCAAGGTTGAAATCGGAGCATCCGTAAACAGCGCCATCTAGGTGGTCCGTTCTGCTACTCTTTTGTGAACCGCTTCGTCTTTATCAGGTCAGCCGTCGGTACGAGAGTCACTTGCATTCGGTTAGCTGTCGCCTCAGTGTCGGCGTCTCTCTTTGCCTGAGCTTTTTGTTCTTGAAATTCCCTAGCGGCTTCCTCGCTCGCCAGACGGCCTCGGCCATCGGCAATCATTTTGGCCGCCACTCCCTTAGGGACTTCAGTCAGCCGACCATCTTTACCGCCGTCCGAGGTCTCTTGACTTATCACGACCACGAAGGGTTCGACGATGCTACATTCCAACTCGTGAACTTTTTGGAAGTACGATTTCAAATTCATAGCTGGCTCTTATCTCTAAGAACGACTACTGAAATACCTCAGGAGTTCACCTGCACGGCGAAATTGTTCCGAAGAGCAGCTGCGCCATAAAGAACGTCGACCGTAAACTGCTGCGAAAGCGTGTTCGGCTGATAACTCATGATGACCCGCATTCCGAAACTTCCCAGATCTGCGTACTCTGCGATTGCCCCAGTTCCCGGTAACGGTTGCGGAAGGCGGCGAATCACTAGCCCGATGGCATCCCGGACGAAAGCGAGGTTGTGTGTGGTTACCGGAGCGCTTCCAGTTTTCGCCACCAGTTGTGATCTGAATACGAAAAAGTCTTTAATTTTTCCGACCGTGCCCTCGATCAAAGCTCGGAGGCCGGCTTCACCAGCCGTTTGGAACTCGCTGAACCTGGGGATCTGCCTCATCTGTGAATAAGTACTTGCATCGACGATGAGATGCTTTGGTTGGCTGGATGGAACCTTGGCCTGAAACAGTGCCGTCTCAGCGGCGTCGACGACGGCCTCTGTGATCGGCGTCCCGGCAATACCGACTGGGGTGTTTGCGGAAAAACTCGCGTACAGTCCGAGGAGGTCTGACTCGATTCTTTCGGCGATCGCGATAACAGCGGGCTGCATGTAAACGCGTAAGAGGTCCGGAACAGCCAAAACTTTGGTAACATCGGGAATCTGAAACGTTGCCTCCGCATGGGTGTTTTGTACGATTTGGGCGTTCCCCAAGCTTGGGTTCTGTGTTGTTACTGTTCCTCCTTCGGCTATGTTGTTGGCAACAAGTGTCGGTGGAATAGGTACGTTCACAGTATCGCCTGCTTGAGCGAGGGTAGGCTCATAGTCTCGGTTAACAAGGTTTCCCAAGACGAGGTTGCTAACAAGTGCTGGCAAAGCGTCAACCGCCACAAGCTTCACTATTGCGGAGGCCACATTCGTGGAAGTAATTGCTGGCATTTACAGTCTCCTATATCGGTTATTTGTAAGTCGCAAAGTCATCTATGAGCCACGAAGAGCCTGTGCGGCAATTCGTGCAATCTCCTGACGAGCAGTTTCAAGGTCCTCAGGACTCATTCCAGGCCGGATTTTGTCGAGGTCAATCGAGCCAACACCACCTGATGGTGACTTGTGAGTAGCTGGGAATCCAGAGCCTCCGGATATACGCGCTGGCAGAAACTCTGGATTGGAGCTGACAAAACTCGCAAGATAGTCTTTTAGTGCCACGTCTCCGCCTTCCGTACGCGCTATTAGGCGGCCCTCTTCACTTCTCGCAATGTCATCCTTGACCGCCTTAAAGGCCAAGTCCAGCTTTCCGACGCCCAGCCGTTGCAACTCGGCCCTGATCGCCGCGCTGCGCTCGGCCTCCTCCGCGATCTGCCTGCTCCGTTTGTTCTCCTCTATGAGGTCGTTTACCCGGCGTTCTAGTTGTTCTCGGCGCTTCCGTTCTTCCTGTAGCTCTGCTCGGAGGGCCGGTTCGGCCTTGGCCTGTTGTGTGCGTGTGTACTCTTCTATTGCCTGCCTTACGAGCGCCTGCACATCGACCCGCGGCGGCTCTGTCGATGCCACTTTCTCCCTTTTAGTCTCCTCCATGGCCCTCCTTCTTTCCATTAAGCGATGCGAATGATTGATCTATTTCCTCTGCGATTTGGTTCTTGACGCCTTGGCGGAGATCACAGAAATACTTGAAGGCGAGCTTTTTGTAAAGCTGCTTCTTCAATGTCTCGGACTCTATCCCTAACGCCAGCAACTTGCTTGCATCGTCTAGCTCAACGCTGAAGTCACCGATGTCAAACTCATCCAAGCCCGACGCGTCAATCAACAGCCTGTCCTGGCGGGCTGTATTGATAGCGGACAGCACTTGTCTCATAGTCTGCTTGACGGAATCCCCATAGGCGCGGAGAACCTCTTGGGTTATGCCGAAATCACGCTGCTTGCTGAGCCCGGATTGCAATGTGTTTGTAGAGTTGGTGCTGCCGGCATGCGCCATCAAGTGACACACTCTGTAGATTTCATCCTTCAAGCGCTCCAGATTGTCTGCTGCTATTTGAAAAACGTGCCCTTCGGGCTCTGTCCAACCGAACTTGTCGTCTGGGCCGAGTTGGATATAGTAGGACTCACCAACGATCTGGCTCCACTCGCGCTCGGAATAGATGACCGGAATAGAGAATAGGCCCATTGTCAGGGCCCAGGACAAGGCGTTGGATTTGTTGAAGTGTTCTAACTGCAAGAGGGCGGCTTTGTTCATTAGCCACAAGCCTTCGGAGACTTGCACCGAGAACAGCGGCACTGTGGATTGTGACGCTAGGCCGTGACGGCCTTCATCGATTAGCTCAATTCTGCTCGATTGTCCAGAAGGACTAACGGTAGATTGATATGCCTTGAAGAGTTCTCGATCGTAATAGACCCAGCGCGTGTCTTTCATCCAGGTATCGCCGCCAGCATCAACCTGTCGTAATGACGACGTGCGCAGCACGACCCACTGTAGTGTTCCATTGCCGTCGTAACTCCAATTGATTACTTCATCTGGCGAGTAATCGGCAAGAAACGCGCGGGATTGTCCGACAGCATCTTCTTGTGCGCGAGTGGTAAGAGCAGAAGTCACTCGGGGAAAATCGACTACTATATAGCTTTTACCGTTTATCAAGGCCTGTACCAATTGTTGGCGAAAGAAGTCTGGGAGTGATGTGCCTTTAAGGTCACAGTTGTCTGAAAACG